CATCTGGTTCGGTGCTAAAGCCCGAAAATTCTGTGATGACATCGACAAGATGGGAGATCAGTGATGTGGCCGTTTAAGTATAAAACCCTGACGGTGCAGTCATGAAGGGCTGGTTTTGGACCGAAGAGGATGATGCAAAAATCCTTGAGATGTACGCCGAAGGTCACACGGCGGCACAAATTGCAGACGTTTTCCGGTATCGCACCGTCAGCAGCATCAAGTGTCGCTATGCTCGCTTGAAGGGCCGCATACCCGCACATCGTCCGTTCACCGCTAACGATGATATGATGATCCAGAGCCTGATGGAAGCGGGCTACAGCCCTACGCAGATCGCCGGCGTAATGGAAGGTCGCACTGCGCAACAGATCCGCGAGCGGCAGGACACGCTGCGGGATTATTCAGGCTACAATATCCACGACTTCATGGCCGAGATGTCGATGCACCGGAAGCGTGCCGGCGACTGGCTCTACCGCCGCGGTTACGATGTCGTTGATGATGTCGTCCAGGTCCGCAAAACCGCAATCGAAACAGAGCACGAGATTACCCAACGCGTGATAACGGCCTTGCCATCTGCACCTTGTTGGCGGTGCGGCGCTAGGTCCTGTTCGCATACTGCCCCCGCCTGGGGCGTTGCTACAATGCATCCCGCATAGACCATATCCGCTTAACTTCAGCCTCGACATAGGGCCGCACGCTTGGAGGAATCTTGGCGATTGCGGCCTTTCTGTCATTTACCCACTCCATTTGTACGATCTCTTTCGCCCCCTGATAGATAGCAAGACGCGCCCAGCTCTGTATGGATGCGGGCGCATCTTGCATGGGTATGCGGCCTGAGAGGATCTCGTTAAGCCACCACATGGGGGGCCTAACGAAACCATCGGCATCGCGTCCGTTATGACAATTTTGCAAGTTCAGCTTTCCCGGCATCGCTAAGATAGACATGCTCCCCTACGCCGTCGATCAGTCCGCGCAGGCGCAATCCGCGCATGGATCTGCCGTATCCGGGGATCAGCTTGGTATCGCCGTACAGCGTATCATCTGCTGCAAGCAGGCATTCTTTTTGAAGCGGTGTAAGTGGACGATCAGTCATTTTACATTCCTTTCTTGCTGCTGTTAATCCAGGTGTTAAAAGCTTCCCACGCTGCTACAGCCCCCAACGCCACGCAGGCGAACGCGCCTTGCTCTGCTGCAACCTTGAGATAGCGTATCTGCTCATCCTCAAGCTTTGATAGCATGTGGTTCTGGCGCTTGATTTCGCACACGAAAGACGGTGCGCCAGGTATGATAATGTCCGGCGCGCCTTTGGTCATACCCTCTGCGTTATGCTTCATAACGACAGAAAACTGGCCACGCTCCTTTAGACCTTCATTGCGCGGATGGAATACCAGTAGCCCCCACGTATCGGGATAGCTTTTGCGGATGTGGTTGACGATCGAGACTTGCTCTATGTTCTCGGTTGGGCATTTACCACGGAATGTCGTGTCTCCGTAAAGGCGGATTATGGGCGGGATGGTTTTCAGGTTCATGGTGCTACGTCCTCTGGTTGGTTGAATGCGAGACACCTGAAGAACGAACTTTCAGGGCTTTTGACATATGATACGGTATCTGGCTGACCATACTCTGTGGCCGCCTCGAACTTTTGCCAATCGGCTTTCGCCTTTGGGTGTTGCGCCTCCGGCGAAAACCAGACGCTGAATTGCCGCCAAGGGGTTTTGAAGTCCGCGCGCACGGTTCGATTGCCTTTCTGGCTGACGCCCTCGCGCACTTCCATGCTTAGCACCTTGTCGGTTTGCGGGGTGTGCGGATTTTTTTTTGCTGCTTGGAATTCGAGCGTTATCCTTTCATTTGGATCGATCAGCTCGGTGCGGCAGCTACGGCAGCGCCGTGCAGTGAGATCGTTTTTTTCTTCGCAAATCTCACATACCTTGCTTGTCCAGTAGTAATTGCACCGCTCATACTCCGGGCCAATTTTTACCAATCCGTTACAACGACGCCCGAAGTGCGCGGGCATAGGTCCGTAATCCGTTTCGACACGCGCGCCAAACACGTCCACACAGTAGCCGTTGGCATCAATCTGGTATGCTGCCCCGTCAGGGGTGGCTGAGAACTCGTTAGAGTGTCCGCAGGCGGGGCACTCAGCGTTGATTGGGTTCCCCTTCTCAGCGGCCTTCCCTGCCCGGATTTGAGGGTTGTAGATGTCGCCATCTGGGAAATGTCGTTCTAGGTTCCCGGCGTAGTCCAGCCACAGGCTTGTTTCCTTGCCAGGGTATAGCCTCCAAGATCTTCCCGCAATTTGTGTTATCAAATTTGCGCTTTCGCTATAGCGCAGCGTTGCGATGATTGATGTCCAAGGGCTATCGAAGCCGGTCGTGAGTTTCCCCACCGAGCAGACGTACCGCTTCTTATGCGCTAAGTATGCCTTGACCGCGGCCTTCTCATCCTGCGGCGACATGTCACCTGTAACCATAACTGAATTGTCTGGTGGGAGCGATGCCATAATCTCTTTGGCATGGTCAATCGTGGCAGCGAATAACATCACACCGCCAGTCCTGTTTTGAGCCTGCGCAACAACGTCGGCCACTGCCATTGCAGTTTTGCGGCCTTGCCCGACAAAAGCTCGTTCCACTGTTGACTCGTCCAGCTTACCATTAGGCAGCATGATAATGCCTGACGTGTCATATGATTCTGCGTTAATCTGGCCTATTTCCATCGGCGTGATATAACCAGCGTCTAGCATCTCCTTGGCTGACACACGGTACACACAGCGCGTGAAATATGGATCGCGGCAAACGTCCTCACCGTTTATCCGGCCATCCGGCCACTGCCGAAAAATGTATCCCTTTCCAGTAACGTATGCTGTGCCGGTCAATCCTAGCACGCGGAGGTTAGGGTTGCCTTCCCGCATAGCCTGAATGATAGCCAGGATGGTTGGCGTCATACCGTGGCACTCATCTACTACAACGGCGCAATACGTGCCATTATTGAAGCGTGAGATGGCATTTGCCACTGTGCCGGGCGTAGCAAAAATTATGTTGTGGCGAGTGGATTTTACGCCGCCGCTTGCCGAGAACATAGAGCATGGATGACCTGTCTCGACCATCTTAGCCATATTCTGCTGAACGAGCTTGGCGTTCGGCGCTAGGCACAGCACTTTTTTACCGCCGCTAATAGCGTGCAGTCTGTCCGCGATGTAGGCGATGATATGGCTTTTGCCTGCCGCTGGCGCTGCATCAATCAGACACGGCGAAGTGGTGGTGCGCATATACGTAAGGGCTGCGTCGCTAGCAGCTTGCTGGTAAGGGCGTAGTTTAGACATACTCCCACCTATACCCGTAAGCCATGCCGCCTGTGTTTGCGGCTCTGGAAATAGCGCAAACCACTGCTTTCCCCCAACCCATTGTTTTAAGCCAAGCGGTTGCAAAATGCATTCCGTCAAACTTCATGCCATTAGAGCATTTTACGGCTTTCCAACGTTTGGGCCTGGGGTCACTCATTCTGTTTTCGTAGAGGAACTGAGGCTCGCCATCTATGATGTAGCCCCATTCATATCCATATGAATTTTGCATCCTGCCCTTTGCGCAGTAAGATATACTGGCTTTAGCAGCGAGTGGGTTTTCAAATCCAAGCTGTCTAATGGCCTCTGCCATACTAGGAAATCGAAGACCGCATCTTGTGCCAATTGGCTTTGAATTCTTTTCAATGGCTGCACGTATCGTGCAATCGGCTAAACGCTTACCTTTGTGAATCGCAGACATTTTAGCTATTTCTTCTGCGCTTTTAACGCGACCACTAGCGCCTTGCCCCCCGGTGGTCTTGTTCACCAGAACGTCCTTACCGTGAGCATAGATCAAAGCGCGCTCTAACGAAAAAGCGCAAGCTTCTGGCAAATTGTCGATAATTTTGCGTGGCTCAAAACCATGCTTGTTAACATAGTCGTGCCAATGGCGGCTGCGACCGTGGGTGGTTTTCCACCTGCGACCCTTACTTTTCCCAACGTAAAAAGGCTGTCCGCTGTCCGCAGCAGAATGAACGTAGACGCAATATTCTCTCACAAGCCACCTCTCTGGCTGTCCCCATATGAAAGCGCGGCAGGAGGAGGGTAGCCCTCTTTTCAACTGGCCGGTCTAGCCGCGCAAACTCATCATATCACTATGATAACTACCCGTCTACCACCGCGCAGGAACGCCTTTGCGGCGTTCGTTGCTTTGGATTGGTAGGGGCGGAGCTGCATTTCATACCCTAAATATATCTTTGATTTTCCAAGTAATTTCATAAATGGGATCTTCCCACATATCTCCTACTTTAAAATCAGGTCTTTCTTTAAAGGTTGCCATTTGCCATTTCCGGCTATCAAACGAATCAGCCTCTCTTGTCATCGCTACAACGTAGATCATGTCGTTTCCTCCGCTGCGCAATGAAAGCCGCATCCGCCAAAATCCGCAGAGCGAGCTTTAGTAGATTGGTCTAGCGGTATCTCATCGAGAAACCCCCGAACGTTCTTACGCTTGCCATCGACAATCTCTTGACGAAGAATGACAGGCCGTGCGCCAAACCGGCGAGCTTGCTCATTGCGGCGCTCAAACACCTCCGGAAAATGCCTCCGGATTAGCGCCCAATATGCAGGGCTAGACGATTTCACGCAGCCGATGCAATTGCCGTTCGGCATCCCAATGTCATAGACGTATGGGCGCTTGATGCCGTGCGCAGCCAGGAACGCGTGGGTGTCACGTTTAGTCATGCCTGCCCCGATCAACGGAGCGCGCTGGTGCAAATCTGGATACCCTGCAACCATGCGATCGAACCGTGCCGCATCAAGTTTGTCAGCGGTGTAACCCCATAGATGTTCATCGCTAGGCAGCTGGTAGTCCATGCGCGGGGCGAATTTCATCTCGCCCGTGCAAGGCGCTCCGTTCATGCCGGACAGATAGCTGCGCGCCTCGAAAACCTCATCAATGTCTGCGTATTTCTCGCTGCGAATGCGAGTGATAGGCTTGCCGTACCAACGCTCAAGATCATTGATAAATCGATGGCTGTCTTCGTGTACACTTGCTCCTAGATCGCAGTGAACAAACTCCACGGTAGGGTTTACTTGTAGCTCAAGCCAGCCCATGACAGCACTGTTGACGCCATCGATCCATGCTAAAACCCGACTCACGTCAGCTTCCAGAAGCTGCTGCTCTTACCCTTGTACGGCGACAAGTCGAGATCCGGCAGCTTATCCTTCACGATCTTGGCATAAGACACAGCGCCTTCGCGCGTTACCCGCGTAAGCTTCCGCCCCGCAATCAGCCCGTCCTGCTCATTGGTCATTGCAGCGATGTCCAACAGCAGCTCCTTTTTGCGTTCCTCCGCATTGGCGATAGCTTCGACAAGCTGGTCATACTCAGCAACTGCGCGGTGCGCGTCAGGTGTGTCCACTTCTACGCGCAGTGGGTTGCGGTAGTCGTCGGGGTTGTTGGCTAGCTCTGCATTGAACTCCAGCCAGAAGTCACGCAGGATCGGCAGGTTGGTTTCCAGCCAGTCGCGATCGGGAAACACCGTCTCAAGGCGATCCTTGCTTTCGCGGATGATGCTGCCTTCTTTGTCGGTGAGGGGTGGAACCCACTGGTAGAGATGGCAGTAGCGGCTTTCCGTTACCAGCATTTCAATCTGCATCTGCGCGTAGTAGTGCGGCTGCTCCTCCGCGGTCTTGAATACCGGGTTGACTTCCTTGCGCAGTCCGAACGGGCATTTCACCTCAAGGACGCCGCCATCCTCAATTTTACGATCCGGTGACGCGCCCAGCCAGTCGCTGTAGGTGACAAAGCCTACCTCAATGGTCTGCTTGCACGAGCGGATTTCGTATTCCTCAATCGCATATTCTTCGTAAAAGGTGCCATGCATCGTAGCGACATTGCCCTCAAACTCGCTCGGCTCACCCAAGGCGGCGCGAACCATCGAACGCATGGCATCCTTGCGGGTCATGTAAGGGGATAGGCCGAGGATCGCGCCGCAGAGTGACCCGGTTACGCGGCCTTTGCGGGCTTCGAACCATTCGGGGCTGCGTTGGGGTGCGGTGGTCATGCTGGGTGCCTCCAGTGTGTGGGGCGATAATATACGTACATCGAACCATCTACGTACCACCAAAGATTGCCTTTGCGCATAAGACGCTGTTCGTTTCGGCAACCATTTTCGTCATCGATTTTAGTATCTAGCGGCACTCCTTCAGGTGAGGGTGCCGTGTGCCATTGCTGTGTCATATCTTCCTCCATCTATCATCCTCGCCCCGGCATAAGCCGGGGTCCGGTGATGGGTGTTAGGTCAGAAGGGAACGTCGTCGTCGATGGTGTCATCGAACACCGGACGGGAACGGGTTACCGTAGGCTTGCCCGCCTGCGTAACCTCCGCGGTCTTCGGCTTGGCAGCCATCAGCCAGTTGCCGCCAGGCACCTTCTTGTCGCCGTCTTGCTTATCCCACACGCCAAGCGTTGCCACGAACTGTGACCCCACTAGTGCCAGCGCAAGCTGCTCGTCGCTGGGGCGCGAAGTCATCTTCGCCAAGCGCCCCTTGGCGTTCGCGTCGATCGTCATCAACATGCGCTTGTGCTTGTCGCGCTTGACGACGGCCTTCGCCTTGTCAAAGCTGCCATCCGTCTTCACGCCAAGGTCGAGATCATCGATCCACAGCTTGAAGAACAGCGTGCGGTTTTCATATGCCTCGGGCTTCAGCACATTGACCTTCAGGTTTACGAAAGTTTCGCTTGCCTGATATGCCTCCTTCCACGACGCATCATCCACGATAACGAGGCAGTTGGTGTTCTTGGGGATCGGTTCGAAATCCCCTGCGCTTGCGGTGTATTCCTTTTCGCCGGTTGCGGCGCTCGTGCCGTCGTCAAGATCCCAGAAGCTCAATTGCCTTCTCCTTCTTTAAAAATTGTTTCGT